GGACTGCTCTCACAAACCGAAGCGCTCGAATCTCTTGAGGGCTTGTCGCGCGACCGATTCGATACGCTTGAGGGGCAGATAGAAGAATCAAGAGCCGAAAATCTGTCCGCTATTACTGGCCTATCACAAGACTTTTTACAGACACTGAGCGATGCAGAAGCTCGCTTGCTCGAAGCAGACCTAGGTCTTAGAGATCAACTTGCGACGTTTCAAGAGTTTACTGCTGAAGAGTTAGAGGCCACTCGAAATAGTTTGTTTGAGAGAATCAACGAGGCTCAGGGTCAGTTCTATGATGAGCTTGAAGCAACGGAGGGACGCTTAGGCGCAGGTCTGGCTGGTTTGGGCGATTTAATCAGTGGTCCCGGTGGATTAGGGCAACAAGTTGATGCGCTATCTGCTGGACAAGAAGGCTTGAACTTAGGGTTGGGACAACTTGGAGGCATGCTTGGCGGCAGGCTCACAGCAATAGAAGGTCGTCGTGATGTTGATGAGTTCAAACTAGATCCGTTTAGCCTTACTCGCCTGCCTGTTTATCAAGCTCGTCCCCAACAACAATTCCGCAGTATTTTTGACCCTGCTCGACAGCGTAGAGGGATGCTCTCATGACGTATTTGCAACTTATCAATGGCGTTTTAACTCGATTGCGTGAGGACACAATCACGGGCTTGGTTGGAACGACAGACACGGTTGCCCTTTTGGTTGCTGAGTTCGTCAACGACGCTAAGGAAACTGTTGAACAGTCTCATGATTGGAACGCTTTGCGCTTCACGTGGACCTTCAATACCAGCGCAGGCACAGATACCTACGCCCTCACAGGCAGCCAGCAAGGTGACAACATTGAGTTGGTTTCCAACGACACGACTAATGTCCTACTCAAGCAAACAACGCCGTATGCGATTAGGCGTAAAGGTATAATATCAAGTAGTAACGCGGAGCCTAGCCTCTTTGCGATCAATGGCGTGGACGGTAGCGGTGATACGCAAATCAAGCTCCACCCTACTCCGGATCAGTCGTATAGCATCATTGTTGATGGCTACAAAAAACAAGCCGCCTTGTCAGCAGATGCCGACACCCTGTTAGTACCGTCAAAGCCTGTCATTTACATGGCGCTTGCCATGGCCGCTAGAGAGCGAGGTGAAGTGGGCGGTCAAACCGCTGCTGAACTCTTTAGGTTAGCGGGCCAATACCTATCTGACGCTATTGCTATTGACGCCTCTCGATCACCCCTTGAAAACGTATTTTTTGTAAGCTGATGGCACAAGCACTCCAAAACTTAGTCATATCGAATCCAGGCTTTGAGGGCGTCAACACGGAAGACAGTCCCTTACTACAAGACCCTGGATTTTGCCGTGTAGCAGACAATGCGATCATTGACCAGTTTGGTCGTATTGGTTCGCGGGAAGCCTTCAAAACCTTTACGGGTAACGCCAGCATCACCGTCAGCAATCACGCTGATCGGGCGTCCTCTACAACGACCGTACACCGCATTGGCTCAGGGTTCATCGGCGGCACGCTCAACATTTTGTGCGTTGTAAGCCACAAGCAATTTAATGCAGTGGGTGCGCAGGTTCAGATAAATTACTTTTTGTGTAAAGAAAGTAGCGGATCACTGACTGAGGTCTCCTACCCTAGCCTGAATGATGCGAGTCAGCTGCTCGATGCGCAGATCGTGTCGTTCGTAGATCGTCTGTACATTTTCAGTAAAACCAACGCATGCTGGTCTTTAACGGCTCCACCATTGTCAAGGTGTTCACGGGTTCGCAGAATACGGACTACATACCTCCGCAAACAAACTCTGGTGTCATCTCAAGCGAGATTAACGGCAACGTCGTCTGTTCTGCGTACGGTCGTCTTTGGGTTGCTGGTGTTGGTAATGATTACAACGTCATTTACTTTTCGGACCTACAAAAAGCCAATCAGTGGTACGACGGTAAGTCCTCACCCAGTGATGCAACCAACACTGCTGGCTTTATCGATGTCGAAGAGTTTTGGCCTACGGGATCAGACAACATTGTCGGTATTGAAGCGCACAACAACTTTCTGATTGTTTTTGGTCGAACGTCAATCTTAGTTTTTGGGAACCCGTCGGGCGATCCTGCTGCTGCTAACGGCATTTTCCTGTCTGACACTGTGTCAAATATTGGTTTGGTATCCCGAGACGCAACAGCAAACACAGGCTCTGACCTACTGTTTGTGGACGACTCAGGCGTTCGATCCTTTGGCCGAACCATTCAAGAAAAGTCAGCACCGATCGGTGACTTAACCAGAAACGTCAGAACCCAAATTTCTAATTTGATACGGACTAATAGCGACAAAACGACGATTTCGCTGACGTATTTGCAAAACAAAAATTTGGCGGTTTGTATTTTTAGCAATGACTCACTGGCGTTTGTCGTTGACTTGCGGTCTCCATCTAAGTCTGGAGCCAACAAGATCACTCGTTGGAAGAATGTTGTTTTTGAGCGTGCAGAGTTTGTGGAGGCAGGTAACGAAGCCTTTACCGTACTTGGATCTAACAACAGCAACGGTCTACTGAAATACGATGGCTTTTTAGAGTACGACAGCGAGCCATACACGCTGGAATACGAGTCCAATCAGTTTTCGTTTGGGGATGCGACTCGGACTAAATTTATTAAGAAACTCGTCTACACCGTGATCTCAGCCAACGCCGCAAGTACTGCCGTTGCGCGATGGGGTTATGAGGGAGAAATCGATCTCAGTAGCAACTTTGATTTGCAATCAATTATTCCCGCCAAGTTTGGTGAGGCTGAGTTTGGTATTGGCGAGTTTGGACCTGGATCAACCCTCACCGTCCGCTACAAAACTAACGCAAAAGGCAGTGGCAACACTGTGCGTGTCGGCATTAACGCCAACATAGTGGGCAACGTCTTTTCACTACAAGAAATCGATATTCAAACCCTGTTAGGGAGAATCACCTGATGTCACTTTTAACCGAATTGTTTGGAAGCGATCCTGTTGGCAGCGCTCTCAGTACAGGACTACAAGTTGCCAATATAGACGCCATCAAAGATGCAGGTCGAGACGCTAGGAACTATTTAGACTCGCTCGGGGATCAACTGGCTGATGACACGCAATTCCAAGGGTTTGGCGTGAGGACTGGCCTCGGGCGCAGCAATGTTGCCCCGTCAGGCGACGTCGATGTTGGTGTCGGCATTGATCCTCGCTTTCAACAAGCCGCCCTCGCCAACCTAGATAGTAGCGGGATGATGTCAGGGCTTGCTGGAACTGCTGCGAATCGAGCGGCAATGGACCCCAGAGTAAGAGAACAACAAGTATTCGATCAGTTGATTGCCCTACAACAACCTGAGATCGCAAGAGCTACAGCACAAAATCGTGCGCAAGAGTTTGCCACGGGCAGAAGCGGTCTCATGGGGACTCAGTTTGGCGGTACAGCGCAAGACGATGCTTTGGCAAGGGCGCAGACGCAAGCCCGCAGACAGGCCGCTGTGGACGCTCTAGGCATCACTAGAGAGGAGCTTGCAAACCAAGCGCAGATTGCCTCTCAGTTGGGTAGCTTGGGTGTCAATCAAGCCAATATTGGCTCTGGTTTGTTCGGCACAGCGATGGACCCAACACGCTTGCAGCTTGACGCCTTGAACATAGGCAGTGCTGTTGGTGGTGCGCCCTTCCAGACAGGACAACTCACAGGTGCTGGTTATCGAGCGCAAACAGGACTGGCAGGTGCTGAGTCGCAGTTACAGTCAGAGCGAGACGCACTTCAAGCGCAAATCAATCTTATCAACAACGCATTAGGAAACCTTGGTACGGCGACGGTTTCGGGCGGCGGGCAAAGCGGCACTCTTTCGGGATTGACAGGGTTGCTTGGCGCAATCCCCCAAGTCCGTGACAGCGGCTTTTTTGACCTTTTATTCGGAGACTAATCATGGCAGTTGGTAGCAATCAAGCAATGAATGTGCAGGGCATGCTTGGACGTTTTGTCGATGCAAGCAGACGGCCACAGGCAGATTTTAACTTCGTTCGTCAAAGCAAGGACCGACAAGCGATAGCAAATGTCGATAGAGAAAATCCTGCAAGCCTTCGTCAGTACGCTGCTTACTTAGAGCAGTCTGGTAGACCAGAAGAAGCGGTCGCATTTCGATCACAGGCAAAAGCAATCGAAGAAAATGCCGCCATGGGTATGTTGGCTACGGGCGACATGAGCGCTGATCAACGCGCCAACTTTATAAAAGACCTGTCCTCTCAAGGCATGGATATTTCAAAGTTATTGCAAGCAGAGACCGCTGGCTTAACTCGCCGAAAGGCTGCCAAGGACCGCGATCTGGAAGATCTGCAAAAGGAAGGCAGACAAGAAATTGCAGGTTTAATTAAATCTCCAGGCTTTGATTTTAAAAATCCAAGAAACATAGCTCGTCTCAATGAAATTGCTCAGCGAGCCAAAATACCACCAGAGCAAGCCGAGGCTTTAATTAAAAGTTTGAGACCAGAAGAAGGTCAGGACTTAACTTTTGAAACACAGAACGTGCTGAGAGACGGAAAAGAAACTGCTGTGATTGTTGCACTAGATCCCACTACAGGGGCTGTGGTGAAGACAACAGATATTGGAGAGGTGCCTGGTGAAGAGGATGATCCCGAATCTCAAAGACTGAAAACATTTAATTCGGTGGGTGGCGCAAAGCTGGTCCAAGATGCTATCGCAGAGAAAAACGATGCAGCTTTTGCACTTTCGGAACTCAGTAGCTTGGTCGCAGATGCAGAAAAATTTGCGGGAGACGGGGTTCTTCAATCAATCCCTGGAGTAGGCGGTCTTTTCGGCGATATAAGAGATTTTGCAATCACTGATATCGCAGGGTTAGGTGACGAAGTAAGCGATTTTCGTCGAAGGCTTAGGGGCATACAGATGAAAAATGCCATTGCTCTGCTCCCACGTGGCCCTGCATCAGATAGAGACGTGCGATTAGCGATTAATGCAAGCGCGGATCTTTCTGATTACACGCCTGAACAGAGGATTGCAGCATTACGCGGTATGGAAAAAATTAAACAGGCTGAGGTTGAATATTTAGAAGGCAAAGTCAGATGGATACAACAGAGTAAAGACGTTACAGGTCTGGGTTATGAGGCGTATGTCACCTACGCTGGCGCTTCAAGCAA